TTTATGCGTTGGACGTAGTTCTAAAGGATAGTGTCACCCTTACAAGGGAATCAAGATAAGATTAACCGATGAGGGTTCAATACCCGAAACGCTGTGAAGCGTCTTAATCAATTTAAAACTTACAAAATTATGGGACTACATTATTTAGATGAAACACACCATTTATTTGGTGGAAGGGGTAATGTTTGGAGTAAGACTGCTCACATTGCAAAAACAAATACCTATGGTACACCGGAATACGGTAAGACCATGTGTGGTAAACCAATGCTATCAAGCAATTGGGTAGCAATTGAAGGAGTTAAAGATGTAGGCTGTCCTGAATGTATTAAACTTTATAAAAAAGAACAAGATGAAAAAGATATTTAGATTTATTTTGATAGTAGTAATAGCTGCTATCCTGATGTTTATTTTATTTGCGTTTTGTGATTACTTTATTCCGATGAAATGAAAACTCAACTGTATCAATTAAAATCGGGTTTCGCAAAGCATAACAATCACTTAATTTATTTCGTGGCTGTTCCTTTATTTGAAACCCAAAAAGCCGTATATTTGTACGGTCATGGTACTATGGAAACTACAAAGATGGGATTGTGTTGTGCTTGTGGTAGAACCCTTACTCACCCAGTTTCCGTTGAGTTAGGTATTGGTCCAGAATGTGGACAGCACTTCCACGATTGGAATATGATTGGAGGTTATACCAAAGAAAATATTGAAAGACTTAAAGGTGCTATGGTAGAAATCAAATTTGATTCATGGGTTCCTAAAAGTCAAATAGAACAAACCTTTGATACAATAGATACCGTTGTAGTTCCTACGGATCATCCAATGCTTAAAAGACGTGAACCAGATGCTATTACAGTATTTGATGTTATACCGGAACAAGTAAATAATAAAGATATGATAAAAGAAGTAAAACCCGTCAAAGTAACCCGATTTTGTGAGGTAATGGAAAGTAAGGGTGCAAATAATAATAACCTAATCCGGATTGTATTTCCATATGATATGGAAGATATTGCCAAAATCAAAACATTACCTGACAGAAGGTATGTACCTGAACAGCGATGTTGGACAAGTCCTATTAAGATTAATACACTACAAATCCTAAAGGATTGGGGATTTCGATTAGCACCGGAACTTGAATCTATCTATGAGCAATCTAAACCGGAAAATGCCGTAAAAGTAGAAAATCTAAAACCTATGATAATCCCTGGTCTGAAAGGAGATCTATTCCCGTTTCAAGGTATAGGTGTTTCTTTCTTGGATAAAAAGCAAGGTAGAGCATTAATTGCCGATGAAATGGGATTAGGAAAAACCATACAAGCATTAGGATGGTTACAACTGCATCCTGAATTACGTCCGGCAGTTATCGTTGTTCCAGCATCCTTAAAATTAAATTGGCTTTATGAAGCTGAAAAGTGGATGACTAAACCAAACTGTTTAGTTATCAGTGGAACAAAACCTTTTAAAATGTACAATGAAGGTGATATTACTATAATCAATTATGATATACTTTCGGCTTGGCTACCTACCCTTAAAGCAAAGAGTTACAAGGTACTTATATTTGATGAAGTTCATGCGTTGAAGAATAGTTCGGCAAAAAGAACTAAGGCAGCTAAACAGCTCGCAAAGGGCATTCCTCACGTTATAGGACTGTCGGGTACACCAATACTAAATCGACCTATTGAAATTTATAATGCATTAAGTATTATTAATGCTTCTGCTATTCCAAATTTTAAGGAATATACTAATAAATTTTGTGGTGCAAAGTATAACGGTTTTGGTTGGGATTTTAACGGTGCTACTAATACCGATGAACTCCACCGGATATTAGTAAATTCCTTTATGATACGTAGATTAAAAAAGGATGTACTTAAAGATTTGCCGGATAAACTGAAGTCCTTTGTCCCGATGGAATTAAATAATCAAAAAGATTATGATGTAGCTGAACGGGATTTTATTGCTTATGTCAAAGGAACTAAGGGAATAGCTGCAGCGGAACGTGCATCCAATGCCGCAGTACTTGCTGAGATCGAAGGATTAAAACAAATTGCTGTAAGAGGCAAACTCGTTGCGGCAATAGACTGGATTACAGAGTTCCTTGAAACGGACAAAAAGTTAGTTGTATTTGGAGTTCACAAGTTTGTTATAGATGCTATTATGGAGGCTTTTCCTAATATATCCGTAAAAGTGGATGGTTCTACATCTATGGAACAAAGAAATAAGAATGTAGATGCTTTCCAAGATAACCCTAAAGTAAGATTATTTGTAGGGAACATTCAGGCTGCAGGACAAGGACTTACTTTGACAGCTGCAAGTGATGTAGTATTCTTAGAACTTCCATGGACACCATCACTTGTCAGTCAGGCAGAAGATCGTTGCCACAGGATTGGACAGAAGGATAGTGTTACCATTTACTTTCTTCTTGCCGTAGGTACGATTGAAGAAAAGATTGCACGACTAATTGATTCCAAACGGAAAGTATTAGATGCAGTATTAGATGGAACTAAAACCGATGAAACAAGTTTATTAGCAGAATTAATGAAAGAGTATTTATAAACCAATTAAAAACAATTATTATGGAAACAAAAGCAAAAGAAAAGTCAGTAAAAGAAATTATCTATCAACACATTCGTAGTCACAACAGAACTATGACAGATGAATTTCTTAAATCGTTGAGTTATGGGGAATTACTTTGTGAATGTCATCCTTTAGATAGGGATTATTTTAGCAAAATGTTACATCCCGTTACAAAATGATACCAAAGGAAAATTATATCGGTTTTCGTACTGATCTGGATGATTACTTTAAATGGATGACTGGAGTACCGGAAGCTAAAAAGTCTTTCACTCCTTTCATTTATCAAAAGGGAAATCATATGTATGCCCGTTGGCATTGGAGACAACTATTTGATAAAAGAGTTCCTGAAGGTACTGTCTTTATGCAAGTCTGGCCAGGGCACTTTTCCTGTGATTGTTTTGTTTTTACTTTAGAAGATTTACTTGAATATTTACGAAAAAATAAAATAGAATTATGACTCCAATAAAAAAGCGTATTCAAGTTCTTCGTGATAATGAAGACTTTACTCTTGCCGGTATAGAAATATTAAGAATAATTGAGCAGGGCATTGAAGAAAGGGATGCTATGATTACTCACTACGAAAAAGTTGTAGCTGATTACGATAAGAATCTTACTCAATTAGAAGAATCAATTCAAAAAATAATAAATGACATTAAAGATGAACCCATTTCATGAAAAGATTAATTTATTTGAATTGGAACAAAAGATACTAAAAGATATATCAGAAACATTTCCATATCCTTTTAGTGAATGCAATACGGTATATCAAAAATGTTGTTCCTTTGATAAAACTATCCAAATATTAGATATTTGTCATAAGCACGATGTAACTCCGGATATTATAATTGATATGTTTGAAAATGGATTAATAAAATAAATTTACTATGGAAAATGAAAAAGTAGTAATTGCTGTTGGGGAAGAATTTACCGTAGACTTCCAAAAGAATCAAAACGGTGGAAAGCCAGTATGTCGTATAGACGGAATGGTTTGTTTTATAGAGAATAGTTGTAAAGACCTAATCACCCCGTCAAGTAGTTGGATGGTTGCTATCGTAGCTATTCACGAAAAGCACATGATTATTAAACCAATTTACAGGGTACGGACGGCAAAGGAAAACCATGAAAGATTAAATTTATTAATAGCAGCATTTCAACCCGTTGTAAAGGATACCAAAGTAAAAGTAACCGTTTCCTATCCATACCGGACTGCCAACGAAATAAAAAAATTGAAAGATGAAAGCAAACAAAAAGGTTAATCTTTCAAAGAATCCGGTTTACATTCCTAATCAACCTTCTCAAAAAGGTGGTGAACATCGTAATTGGATGGAAGATTCTGAATATAATAAAGAACAAGACAAAGAATATAAAATTCATATGAAACTTGCTAAAAGAAAGGGAAAATAAATCATGGATAAAACTAAATTTACTACCAAAGGGGAAGATCCTGATAAATGGTGTACGACAAGGTGTCCTCACATTCTTACGGAAAAGGTAATGATAGGAAGTTCTACCTGTAAAGATTGCCCTAACTGTTATGGTTGGGATGAAGAAGAAAGTTGGGTTAAATGTTCTAAATTTGAAAATAAAAAAAACTAAAAAGTTATGAAACAAGTTACAAAGTTTGAAACGGAAAATGGTAATCAGTATGATACCGAAAAGGAGGCATTGTATGATGAAACCAAAGAAGAACTTATGTCTTGGTTGTATAAAAACTGTGAAGAGGATGACGAAGGATTTCCAATGATTAGTACTTTAATTGAACCAATTGTTAATAACATTGAGTTTATTGATGCTTTGGTTTTACAAATCAAAAAGAATCACCCTACAAATATTTTTGATAAGGATTAAAAATAGAAAAGAATATGAAAACAAATGAACCATCATTAACTTGGGATGAACTTGCTAATGAATATGATAAAGTTCATACAGGAAGAAAAGCAAGAACCCTACCAATGAAAACTATCTTTAATTGGGCTGCAAAACAGACTGATAAGTTTGTAGTATCTCCAGCAGGATTTATTTTCAGAATAGCTAAAGATGAAGAATAATGGACATTCAACAACTTTATAAAGATTTTGGAGTTGACTATCAAACGGAAGGAAAACATACAAGGCAAGGATGGATAGGAATAAATTGTCCATGGTGTTCCGGATCACAGGATTATCATCTTGGGTATAACCTAACAAATAATTTCTTTACCTGTTTTCGTTGCGGATACCATCCTATTGTACCTACTATTGCACTCGTTTTAAGGGTAGATAATTCTAAAGCTTATAAGATAGTTAAAGAATACGGATTACTCGTCAATCCATACGTAAAACCTCAGCAATCGGACGTAAAGATAGAATTTAAACTACCCTCCGGAATAATGCCTCTGACAGATCAGCATAAACGTTATTTAGAAAAGCGTTTGTTTGATCCGGAATACTTGGAACGGAAATATAATTTACAATCCACGGGTCCAATTGCCCTACTCGATCACAGTGATTATCGACACCGTATCATGATTCCTTACTATTGGAATTATGAGCAGGTATCCTTTGATAGTCGGGATGTAACTGGAAAGAATACTTCAAAATACATGGCTTGCCCGAAAAATCGGGAAATTATCCCTCATAAAGAAATATTATATGGAGCACAGGAGAAATGGAACAGTACAGGTATATGTGTTGAAGGGTGTACCGATGTATGGAGATTTGGCGATAATAGTTTTGCAGTATCAGGTATTAAATATACTCCAAAGCAAGTTCGTCTTATTACCAAAACCTTCAAACGGGTTTTTGTCTGTTTTGACGGAGAGGAATCTCAAGCATTGGAACAAGCTAACAAACTCGTATCTGAATTAAAATTCCGTGGGGTAGATGCCCGTAGGGTAGATATTATCGGTGATCCAGGAAGCATGGATCAGAAAGAAGCAAATTATTTAGTTAAACAACTTACAAAATGAAAAATTATGAAACACGAAGATTTTTTAAAAGCAAAAGAGTGGAGCGATTTAGAATTGCTAAAAGCAATAGCCAGAATGTTAAATAACGATCTTGGTTTGCAACCTCCTATTAATACGGAAACAGAAGATAAGAAGTATTTGAAAGCTAAAATCATTTACGCATTAGGATTAATCATATGAAAACAATTTACAAATACCCATTGGGAATGGTAGATTCCCAAATCGTAATCTTACCGATATATTCTAAAATATTAACGGTACAATTACAAAAAGATCAACCCATGCTTTGGGCAATAATTGATACCAATGAGTTTAAGGAAACAGAGCATATAATAGAAATATATGGAACAGGGCATGGTATGAATAAATTAAAACGAAAATATATTTCTACCATTCAGTTAGGTTCTCTTATTTTTCATGTATTTGAAAGGATTCAATCGTGAAAGCAATAGTAAAATATCAGGTTGCTACTTATTCCGGTACGGTGGAAGTAGAATGCACGGAAAAGACAAGTAAATCAGAAATCCTTAAAAAAGCAAGGGACATTATAAATCGTAAATTTGGTGGAAGTATTGTTCCATACCTACCTTTTGGTTATCATCATTTTTCAATCCTATCTAAAAAATAAAGCTATGAAATATCGAATAATACGTGTAATAGAAAAAATTGCTAAAATGTATGATCATATAGAAGTAATTGCATTATCAATTTTATTATTAATTGTTGGACTTGTTTACTTATACAAAAAATAACATGAAAAAGAAAACCTTACAAGAAGAATTGGAAGAGGTCTTTGGACCAATGGAAATTATCGACATTAATCCTGGTAATTTAGTTATCTGTGACGGATGTAATGATAACTATATCAATAGTGAAGAAGTAGGTGGTGTATTATTAAGCCGAACTGCTTTCTGTCCTAAATGTTGTAAAGAGATTATTGAAAGTGCAAAAGAATTTGAGGAAGAAAGATTCCTTACATATCCAAAAGAAGGGGAAACATTTAAAGATTTTGTTCTTCGTATGCGACATACCCCGTCAGATTATCAAAGATGAAAAAGAAAGTAGTAATTGATAAGCATACGTGGATTGAACCAGGTTTACAAATTAAAATTACTTTAGGTGCCCCGTCAAGGGAAAATAATGAATTTAATTCCTTCGATCATAATAATACAAATAATATAGTGCCAAATTCTATCCATACTATAACGGATAGACCTACAAGGAAATCCCGCAAAAACGGTTATTATGGGGTTTGGGTAGAAGGAATTGCCGGCAAAATATTCTTGTGGTATCATGAATGGATTCCTTTTATAGAACCCGTTACAATGCAACGTACTAAGCAAACTATTATACGTACTAAGCAAACGATAACTCGCAATAAGTACCCTGCCGTACAACGTACTAAATAAAGGGATTTTTAGCTATTTTAAATATTTTTAAAAATAATTAGACGCAAATTTTTTTATTATAAATAGTATTATTACTTTCGTATTCGATTTTAATCAAAAACAACCTCTATAATGATTTTTACTACCTCAGTACATAAAAATATTGCCCTCAGAGAAAGAATACCCTCAATTGGTTTGCGTGGAGGCTGTCCGGTTGAATCTTTCTTTGGGGGCATTTTTCGTCTAATTTATTCTGAAGAGAAATGGAAAAATTAAATGAATCTTCTGATACTGGATTTTGGAATGTACCTATTACATTTTCTGAATTAATTTCAGATTTACTTTTAGCACAATCAAACTTTGCCGAAATATTAGCATTATATTATTTTTACTATTATACGGCAAAATGGCAAAAAACTAATCAACCAAAAGCTACAAATACCTATACTGCTAAAGGAATAAATTGGAGTATAGGTAAAGTTAAAAAATACAAAATGCAATTAATTAAATTAGGATTAATTGAAAACATACAAAATAGAAGTATCAACGGAAGTATTGAAGGACATTATATTAAAGTAAATTTTATTTGGACACAAAAAGCATATGATAAAGCTATTGAAAGAAAAAATGCCATTGGGTCGATTTTCGTACCGGTAGTTCCATTAACCACAAATACTTTAAGTAAATATAGTATAAATACTTTAAATAAAAATACGCGTACGCATGAAGTGTTTGATTTATTTTTAAATTTATTTCCTGAAAATTTCCGTAATGATGAAATATTTAAAACAACCGTAAATGAATATATTATCCACCGCAAAGAAAAAGGAAAAAAACTTACAAAAATATCCTGTCAAAAATTAGCAAAAAAATTAAGTACATTTCCCGTTCCAATTTGTATCGAAGCTATTAATACGGCAATAGAAAATGGATGGACAGGTGTCTTTCCCGAAAATGTGCAACAAAGAAGAACAAATTATTCTAATACAATAAATACTTCAAACCGAAGTAGACGTGATACTACATCAAAAATGAAATATAAAGAATAAAAGCTATGATAGAAGATGCTGAATTGGAAAACAGAAGAAAAGAAAAAATACTTCGATTACCTGCCGTATGGGAAGAATCTGCATTTGAAAAAACTTTAATAACAAAATTTCCAAAAAGAATACAGCAAGATATTTTAAAGTTATCTTTACCGGATATTGATATTGATGAAATTGAAAGCACTTATTTATATGGAGGCATAGGTACAGGAAAAACAATTACTGCTGTTCAAATAATGCTAAATTATTTGAAATACTTATACATAAATCAATATGATAAGGATATTCAAAAAAAGACAGCAGGTTTCATATCTGTACCGGAATTGTTACTTTTATTTAAAGCAGTATATTCCAAAGTAGATAATGTATTTTCCGAAACAGAATTAATAAAAATGTATAGTGATATGGATTTTTTAGTATTAGATGATTTTGGTGTTGATAAAACAACGGATTGGTCTTTTCAACTTCTTTACATTATAATTAACCGTAGATATGAAAACATGAAAATAACTATATTTACATCCAATTTAAAATTATCCGAATTAGCAGATAAGTTTGGTGATGATAGACTTACTTCAAGAATTCAACAAATGTGTAAAATAAAAAAGTCAGGAACTAAAAATTACCGTGAGGACAATTTGTAATTTATCCTATTAAATTTTGTTATGCAAGAAAGAAAGATTATCATAGGATTAATTACAAGTACCGAATTTGTTCAGCAAATATCATCCATTTGGAATATCCAATTATTGGAATCCGGCAGCGCTCGCAAATTAGCAGGTTGGATAATGGAGTATTACGACAAATTTCAGGTATCACCTAAGCACGATATTGAAGGTATATTCTATCAAAAGATAAAAGATCAAAACATTCCGAAAGATGAAATTGAGGACATAGAAGAAATCTTACAAAGTCTTAGTGCCGAATCAGAGGAAGATATTAATGTAGATTATTTGATAGATATAGCAATCAAATACTTTAGGCAACGTCGTTTGGTTAAATATAAAGATTCAATCGAACAGTTAGTTAATTCAGGTAAGATGGAGGAAGCAGAGAAGCTTGCTTCTGAATACAAAGTAAATTTTAGTGATCCTAAAACCGATTTAAACAAATTTATCCTTAGTGTACTTGAAATAAGAAAACATAAAAGAGAAACCCCAAGGATGCTTTTAAGTCCTTGGTTGCGTGAAGGACAGACTACCATTATCTATGGTAATTATGGAAGCGGTAAATCCTTACTTGTAATTAGTACTGCTTATTTGTTAGGCTTAAAAGACTACACTTCCGATGAAGCAGAAATAGGAACTTGGCAGGTTAAACATCAAACAGGTACTCTTTACATAGATGGGGAATTAGGTGAGCAGGAAATGGAAGAACGTATTGCTCAATTTGAATGGGTGGGAGTTCAACAAAGTAAATACCGTATGCGGATTTTATCTATACCGGAATATCAGATCGCAACGGAGGATCAGTTTTATTTATCTAATCGTATAAACCAATTAAAAATAATACAATGGCTAAAGACACATCCTAACTACAAACTAATTATTCTGGACAGTGCCAGTACTCTATTTGGATTAGTCGAAGAAAATGACAATAGTGAATGGAGTAACAAAATAAATCCATTCTTGAGAGATTTACGGGCATTAGATGTAGCCTGTATTTTATTACATCACTCCGGAAAGGATGGAAAGAAGGGATTGCGAGGTGCTTCTGCTATGGGTGCTATGGCACATAACATATTCGCTTTAACTAACCATGTTAATAAAAACGTTGATGACGGGGAAGCTTGGTTCACTATCGGTAAAGATAAACAACGAGCAGCCGGATTTAGCTTCAAAACTTTTTCGTTAAGATACTCGCAACAAAATAACGATAAAGAAACACATTGGGAAGTTACCGAAAATCATTAATATTAATAATAAAATTCTCATACAAGAGATAGTTTTAGTTTTTTTTAATAATCAATTTAATTTTTAAAGTTATGGCAACAGACAAAATATTGAAGAAAGCAGCCACAGAGCTGAACGACGTAATGGGATTAAGTCCTGAGATTAACGTTAAAGGTAATGCTGATGTATTGACCAAAGGGATCAAAGCAGCAAGCAAACATATCACTCCGGACGATGAGTTTTCCGAAGAAACCCAGGCAGTGATTAATGAAATCCTTGGCGTAAAACCTGCTAAAGCAACTGCCCCTGCTGCAAAGGGTAAGAAAGCTCCAGTTGTCGTTGAAGAAGAAGATGAAGAAGATGAAGAAGATGAAGAAGATGAAGAAGATGAAGAAGAAGAAGATGAAGAAGACGAGGATGAAGACGACGAGGATGAAGACGACGAACCCGTTGCCCCTGTAAAGAAAGGCAAAAAGGTAGTTGCTCCTACTGTACCGGAAAAGAAAAGTAAGAAAGTTCCTGTCGTTATTGACGAGGATGAAGACGAGGATGAGGATGAGGAAGATGATGAACCCGTTGTCCCTGCAAAGAAAGGTAAGAAAGTCGTTGCTCCAGAACCCGTTGTCCCCGCAAAGAAAGGTAAGAAAGCACCAGTTGTTGAGGATGACGACGAAGATGAAGAGCCTGTTAAAAAGGTTAAAAAAGCTTTTCCTGGGAAAACCATTATTACTCCTTCACGCCTGGTATGTATTTGTAAAGCTGTTATGGCAATTGCAAAACCAACAGCCATTACTAAGGTTTGCGCTACTGCCGATAACGACTTCGTAAAGGTCGGTGGAAAAACGAATCTTCCTCAAACGATTCACATTTTGAAGTATATCCTTCCTGCCGCAAGCGAATGGGGTATTTTAAGTGAAAAAGATGGCGTTATTACCCTGAAGTAATTCCGGTAATTAAAAAAAGAAAGAATTGGGTAGGGGATTTCCCCTACCTATCTTTAACCTATCAAAATAATACAGATGAAGAAAGATAAATTAAAACCTCTTTTCGATGAGGAGGAAACTATTTTATGGCAAAAAGAATGGAAAGGGATGCCCGAATTTATACAAAATGATTTAACCCCATTTCGTAGTATAAAAGTTAGTTTTCGTACCAAAGAAGATTTAGATACATTTGCTGAATTAATAGGGCAAAAACTAACAGTAAAGACACGGGCAGTTTGGTTCCCAATAGCAAAGTGGAAATTAAGATCAAAAAAATATATTGATGAATAGTATATCTAATAAAATCGGAAAAGATGATCTTTTAGAATACCTTAAAAAGTGTTCTAAATATTCTGTATTTAATAAAGATATAGCTTTTTCATTGGCTATAAATGCTATTAAATATTATAAAGGAAATAAATCTGTTAGGGATTCACTACGAATATTTCAAGAAACAGAAATTAAATGGTATGAATCTTTAAAGAATGGAAAACCAGATTACTCTATATATGATGGAACTTATTATTTAAGTGATTTATGGGCATGTTGGATTGTCTATTCCCGTCCATATCTACTTTCTATTAATTCTCCTAAATCCTTGACCGATAAAAGCATTATACAAGATATTGGGAATATAGATAGTGTAGTTGATTTAGGATGTGGTTTTGGATATACCACAGGAGTTCTGAAAGAATTATTTCCAAAGGCTGATGTTTATGGTACTAATTTAGAAACTACAAGTCAATATAAAATAGCAACTGAATTTGGGAAAAAATATAATTTCTATATTATTTCAGATTTAAACAAATTAAGCAAAGCAGATTTAATCTTTGCTTCAGAATATTTTGAACATATAGAAAGACCAGTAGAACATTTACTTTCTATTTTAACTATTGCAAAACCAAAATATTTAATAATAGCTAATGCTTTTAATGCCTTATCGGTAGGGCATTTTATTAAATATTTCCACGGAAAAGCTGAATATACTGGAAAAGAAATTAGTAAACTTTTTAATGATACTTTACGATCTCATGGATTTGAGAAAGTAAAAACTACTTTGTGGAATAACCGACCTACATATTGGAAAAAAGTATCAATACGAAAACCCTTAAATTCATTATTCTCATGAATCCACGTTACCCTATTTATATTCCATCGAAAGGTAGATGGGAAAGCAGACTTACAAGTAAAGCTTTGGAAAAGATGAAAGTTCCATATAAAATTGTTGTAGAACCTTCAGAATACGATAATTATGCTAAAGTAATTAATCCCAAAAAGATTTTAGTTCTACCAAAGGATGATATGAAATTAATTGGTAGTCGTTGTTGGATTATGGAACATTCTATAAAAAAAGGATTTGCTCGTCACTGGCAATTAGATGATAATATTCGTGGATTTTTACGACTTAATAAAAATATGCATTATCCGGTTGCTTCGGGAACAATATTTCGTTGTGTAGAAGATTTTACAGATAGATATACAAATGTAGCATATTCCGGATTACAATATGATTTCTTTAGTTGTAGAAAAGACCCACAACCACCTTTCTTTTTAAATACACGTATTTATTCTTGTACATTAGTAAATAATTCTATTCCATATCGTTGGAGAAGTATATATAATGATGATACCGATGTATGCTTAATGGCTCTAAAGGATAGATGGTGCACGATATTAGTTAATGCTTTTGCTCAATGTAAAGCAACTACTATGACCGTAAAAGGTGGAAATACAGAGAATTTATATTTAATTGAGGATGGAAGATTAAAAATGGCAGAAGCTTTACAAAAATTATATCCTGCTATAACTGAAGTTGTTTGGAAATTTCATCGTTGGCAACACAGTGTCGATTACCGACCATTCGCAAAAAATAGATTAATTCATAAAGAAGGATTGATAATACCGAAAGGTGTAGATAATTACGGCATGAAATTAGTTAATATTCCTGATTATAAAAAGAATTTAGGAAAGAAAATAGAAGGTAAATAATTTTATTTGTATAGCGAACAAACCCTTAAATTTTAACCGTAAAGTATTAGTAATATATTCTATTAACTTTAAATAATAACGTCTCAAATAAGCTTAAAATCGAATATAAATTATCTAATTATGGCAGGAACAACACAACAAACGCATCAGGAGGATTTAGATAAGCTTATTAAACATTGGCCAGGGCATTATATCGTTGGTAGTAAACCTTATAAGAAAGGTTGTGTAATTTATCTTACCGAATCAAATCAAGTAATTGATACATTTAAAAGTAATGATCAAGCGTATAGTACAATGATTAATCATTTAACCGGAAGGATGCCTTGGTGGCCAGGAAAGAAAAAAGAACAGATAGTAGAATTTTTTAATTCAAGTATTTCTATACAACCTGATTCTATGATAATACATTCTACTGCAATAAAAATATTAAATCTTAGGGATGAAGCAGACCGATTAATGAAGACAATATTAATTGATCCTTTCGATAATGATTGGAAAGAAAAAATAATAAACATCATAAATAAAAGAAGAAAATAATCATGGGAAAAATTAATTTATTTGATGATGATCAATTCCTATCTATACAAAGTTCCATTCGCAGTATCGGTTATGATCAATTTACAATAATTAGTGATATACTTTCTTTACACGCTAAACAAAATAAAATTGATTTAGACCCAACATATTCAGTTGGTAATTTCTATAAAAAAGGATTACGAGATCCCAAATATAAATTTGATTTCTTTCCTCAAGGAAAAGATGTAATACAAGCAAGTAGTGGTAATATACCTTTACCGGACGAATGTGTAAATACAATAATGTTTGATCCCCCTTTTCTAATTGGTGGTACAATTAAAGAAAATTCAGGTGAAAGAAGTTCAATTACTATAAAACGAT